CAACGACCTCGCTCAGTCCGTCTACTCTGACGGCACCGGCAGCGGTGGTAAGGAAGTCACGGGCCTGAACGCGGCTGTTCCGAGCGCGCCGACCACCGGCACGTATGCTGGCATCGACCGCGCCACTTGGACGTTCTGGCGCTCGCAGCTGTATGACTTCAGCGTTGCTGCTGTCACCCCTAGTTCTTCCACGATCCAAGGCGCGATGAACACCCTTTGGGCTTCTACCGTTCGCGGCAATGATCGGCCTGACCTGATCGTTCTGGACACCGTGTATTGGGGTTACTACATGGCTTCGCTGCAAGCGCAACAGCGCTTCACGTCGCCTGACAGTGCCAACCTCGGTTTCCCGTCGCTGAAGTTCATGGACGCTGACGTTGTCCTGGATGGCGGCATCGGCGGCTACTGCCCTGCTTCGACCGGCTTTATGCTGAACACGAAGTATCTGAAGTGGCGTCCGCATGCCAAGCGCAACATGGTTCCGTTGTCCCCGAACCGTCGTTACGCGATCAACCAAGACGCGGAAGTTCAAATCCTTGCTTGGGCCGGCAACCTTACTTGTTCCGGCGCGCAGTTCCAAGGACGGATTCAGAACTAATTGGTGGGCCTGTGGTGGGTCAGCCTCTCCCCGGCGGTTGGGGCTGACCCTGCCGCTGGGGATTTTTATTAGAAAGGGAAAATCATGGCAGCAACTTTTGGTGCAGCAGTTTCTGCAAGTAATCCCGCGATTCTGGACACTGAAGCTACTCAGTCGACTGGTGCCGTTGTTCAAGGCATTGGCATGACTGGTACTGACGAGGCCAGCATCAGCGGCTGGCGTATTGGCGCTTCTGCCACTACGACCGACATCATCTATGACGCCGGCGACGGCGCGGGTGTTTAATCAACTAATAAGGACAAATCATGGACTCCACCACGCCTACTGTTTTTGAAGATATCCCGCTTCCCAATCCTAATCAGACTCGATACGCGTTTGATAACAAGCTGTACGTCGAGTTTTATCGCAAGCCAGTCCACATGATTGGCAAAAGCAAAGAAGCTGGAAGAGCGATTTACGAAGAAGTTGAGCATATCAAAATCTTTGTGCCTGGCGATAAGCACACTGTGATTGATCGTCCGATAACTGCGCAGGATATTCAGCGCTTTCAGGACCGCTATCAAAAGTGGAAAGCAGGGCAGACCGAGGCGGTTGTCGGGACGCCTTTGTCAGCGTTACCCGGAATGACTCCGGCAAAAGTTGAAGAATATAAGTTTTTCAAGGTGGTAACTGTCGAGCAGCTTGCGGAAGCAAACGACGGTCTTGGCGCAAAGTTCATGGGCTTCAATCAAGATAAGCAGCGCGCCAAAGCGTTTTTGGAAGTTGCTGCAGGCAATGCGCCGATTGAGCGCATGAATACCGAGCTTGCAAAACGTGATGAAGAAATTGAAACGCTAAAGCGGCAGGTTGAGTCCTTGCTGTCGAAAAAGGGCAAAGCTCACGCGGAAGCGGCATAAAGGATAGGCGATGGCATTTCAGCTTGTTGATGACAGCTCACTCTCTGCGATTGTTCAAAACGTCGCGCAACTTGTTGGATATCCATCGCCGTCTGATCCTGCTGGGGATACAGATCCCGCAGTTGCGCAGATGGTGCAGGCCGTCAATACGGCTGGCATTGACTTACTGTCAATGTACGACTGGCAGGAACTTACAAAACCTTACAGCATATCCATCATCGCTGATAGTCCTGGGCAGACGGAAAAAGCGTTTGCGTTACCGGATGACTTTTACGAGTTTACTGACCAGACGCAATGGAACAGCACAAATCAGCTCCCCGCGCTTGGCCCGATCAGCCCGCAAATGTGGCAGCAGTTGCTTATTCGCACAGCGCTGCCAACTCTGTCGTTTTATTGGCAGGTACGCGACAACCAGCTATACGTCCTTGCTCCGCCAAGCACTACTGAGACGCTGACGTTCTTTTATCAATCAATCGCATGGGTGCGAGACGCTGACGACGCGACTCTTTACAAAAACAGGGTATCAAAGAACGGCGACACTGTTCTGATTGATTCTTACCTTGTAACAATGCTGGCGCGGACGAAGTGGCTTGAGATGAAGGGCTTGGATAGCGGAGCGGCAATGCGCGACTTCCAAATCGCGTATGAAAACCGAAAAGGAAACGAGCGCGGCGCTCCTGTGCTGACAATGGTGCGCGATTATCGTTTCCCGTTCCTGCAGCCTATGACCAACACGCCTGATACTGGATACGGTTCTTGATATGCCTCTGCAAGCATTAGCACCGTTTAAAACTCCGCGCAGAGCTGCGTCGTCACGCGTCGCGCAGATGATTAACATTCCTGCTCCTGTTGGCGGATTGAATCTGCGCGACCCAATTAGCGCCATGTCTCCTATAGATGCTGTTGCTTTGGACAACATGATACCTCGTCAAACAGGCACTGAGATGCGTAACGGTACGCGCTTGTATGTTGACGACGTTGGGTATTCAATAGAGTCGATGTTTGCATATAACGCTCTAAATAACAACGACGACAAAATTTTTGCTGCGGCAAATGGCAACATATATGACGTGACATCATCTCCGTCGTCTGTTGCGGTAAGTGCTACTGGAAGCACGTACAATTTGTGGTGGACAACGCAATTTGCCACAGGCGGCGATATGTTTTTATTGGCCGTCTCTCCTGGCGCTGGGTATTACACATACAGCACGTCGACTGGATGGGTTCAGCGGACTCCAACTAATCTTCCAACATCAACATTGAGAACTGTTGGCGTATGGAAGCAGCGCGTGTTTTTTACTGCAGAAAATGACGAGAACATATATTACTTTAACAGCGTCAATGCCATTGACGGTAATGTAAATTCTTTTGCAATGGGATCATTGCTCCGCAGCGGCGGATACGTTTCATCAATTATCAATTGGACATTAGACGCCGGCATTGGGATAGATGACCACCTTGTTGTTGTTGGAACACAAGGCGACATCGGCGTATGGACTGGAACCGACCCTGACAGTGCAAGCACGTTCGCATTAAAAGGTACGTGGTACGTTGGCCCTGTTCCAACATACGGTAAATACTTCACGACAACTGGCGGAGACGTAATGATCCTATCTTCGCTAGGTCTTCAGCAGATGTCAAAGCTAGTCAACGGGCAATTTATTTCCCAAGACACTGGACCTGCAGCAAAGATTCAGTCGGTTCTGAATCCATTGGTTGCATCATACATAAACACGCCAAACTGGGACGTGTTTGTTGCTCCAAGCAGTAACGTGTTGGTAATCAAGCCGCCTCCATCAAGCATTGATACATATCAGCAGTTTGCGATGAACATTACCACCGGAGCGTGGTGTACGTTTAGCAATATGAACATGAACTGCGCGACTATTCTTGACGGAGTTATGTATTACGGAACAAGCGGCGGCGATGTATACAAGGGATTGTATGGCGACAAAGATAATGTTGCCATAGATGGGACTGGCGGTGATTTAGTGCAAGCTGATTTGCAGACGGCGTTTAATGCGTTTGGAGATCCTGGCATTTTGAAGCGCTTTAGTTTAGCCCGACCTGTTTTTATATCGTCAGAAGAACCTAGCGTTAAGTTGCGCATGAATACTCAGTATCAATATTCTCCGGTTGATGGATCGCCATCGTTTACAACTCAGGCTACAGCTATTTGGGACACCGGCGTTTGGAATAATGCGATATGGGCCGGCGTAACTAACACATATCAAGCATATGTTGGAGTCACAAATCTTGGGTACTATGGCAGCCTGCGCATGAAAGTTCGCGGGACTGCAAATACTATTTTTACATCGTCGCACGTCATGTTTGATGTTGGGGGGCTGCTCTAATGGCTTCAGCACCGACAGCATACGCGTCTTCATTGATCTCATCGCTGCGAGGCGGCAGCGCACCTGCGCAGTCATCTGACATTGCATCTTTGCGTGCGTCTCCAAGGTCGCAGCAGTATATCAATGTCCCAGGCGTGGATTTCAAATCGTTTGGCGGCAATAATCAAACCGCACCATTAAATGTTGAATTTATGGGCGGAAATTTAAATCAGCCTTTTGACATGCAAAGTTTTGTTGCAAACGCGTTGCGCAACAATCCAACGCAAGCGCAGGAAATACAAGCTCCTGAAATACAAGCGCCTGAAATACAAGCGCCTGAGATACAAGCGCCGCAGGAACAAACGTCAAGCAATCTTATGCCTGCTCCAGTTATTAACCCAGTAACTCCTTACGTCCAATCTTCTCCGTATGGATACGACATTGAAACAAAAAAATTGGAAAATTTGGGTTATGTATACGTACCATCAAAAGCCGGAGAATTTTTGGGAAGAGGAAGGTGGGCGACTGGGTGGTTAAATCCTCAAGGCGCTAACGTGATGTCTGATTTTGCGGTAACAGCACCTTCCAACGAAGAGTTATACAAATATGCGTTCCAGTTCATTTGAGCGAATTGATGAAATTAGTTACTGATCATGCAAATCAAGAACCTGTTGTCTGGAACTGGTTACGCAAGCGCACCATGCTGCCGTGGTCAACTGACCTTAGGTGCATTGGCATCATGCGCGATGACGGTAGTCTTGCTGCTGCTGTGGGTTTTAATGGTTGGAGCGAACACGCTGTTTGGATGCATGTTGCATTTGATTCACAACATAGCCTCACGCGTGACTTGCTGCGTGAAGCGTTTCACTATCCCATGATGATGTGCGGTAGGGATGCTGTATATGGGTTAACGCCGAAGCGGTTTGAGGATGCTATTCGGTTAAATGAGAAGTTGGGGTTCCGGCGTATTGCTGAAACGTGCGACGGAATTATTTTTGAAATGACCAGAGACGAGTGTCGATGGTTGAAAGGATCGAGCTATGGGCGGAAAAGGATCAGCGCCACCAGCACCTGATTATGTAGGTGCGGCAAACGCGCAGGCTGCAGCTAGTCGCGAAATTACAGACGTTGCCAACTGGGCTAACAGGCCGCAGCAATATAGTCCATTTGGCTCGACGACTTGGGGTGCGCAGGCAATCACTGACCCAGCAACTGGTATGCCTGTAACGCAATGGACGCAGTCAACGCAGCTTGCACCTGGCCTGCAGTCGGCGCTTGATGCGCAGATTGGAACACAGCTCGGCAGATCGCAGCTTGCCGGCGGATTCATGGAGCGCGTTGCTAACGAATACTCACAACCGTTCAACTGGAGCAACCTGCCGCAAATGGCGCAATTGCAAGGCTCTCCGCAACTGCAGACAGGTCTTGCCGATTACACGCCTGGCTTATCGACCAATGTGCAACAGCAAAATGTTGTCGGTGGTTTTAATTTTGGCGGCCCGCAAATGAACGTAAACCCGATGACTGGCGGCATACAGTCTGGTGTTCAAGATTACGGACTTAATGCAAACTTTAATCCGATGACTAGTAGCATACAGTCAGGCGTTCAAAACTACGGACTCAATGCAGACTTTAACCCGATGACCGGAAACTTGGCCGCCAATGTTGGTCAGGAAGCAGTTCAGCGCCAGTTAGCGACGCAGGACAATCCAGCTCTTCCTCAGTTTGATAGTGGTTATCGTGATCAGGTGGCGCAAACTCTGATGGAGCGCATGGTGCCGTTGCATGAAAGGCAAACCAATCAGCTTCAGACGCAACTTGCTAATCAAGGGTTCACGGTAGGCAGTGAAGGATACAAGCGGGCGATGGATGAGTTGAACCAGCGTCAGGCAGCAGAGCGATACAACGCGTTAGACACCGCTGGCAACGAGGCGCAGCGTCTATACAACATGCAGATGGGTACTGCGCAGCAGGCGTTTAATCAAGACGTAGCGGGCGGTCAGTTTGCAAATCAGGCCGCTGCGCAGGCGTTTGGTCAGGGTCTGCAAGCCAATCAGTTCCAGAACCAAGCACAAGCGCAAGCATATAACCAGATGCTTGGCGCGCAACAGGCAAGTAATCAGGCGCTTGGTCAGCAATTTGGTCAAGGACTGCAAGCTGGTCAATTTGGCAACCAAGCTACCGCGCAAGCATATAACCAGATGCTAGGGGCGCAACAAGCAAGCAATCAAGCTCTTGGTCAACAGTTTGGTCAAGGTCTTCAGGCGGGTCAATTTGGCAATCAGGCTAACGCGCAAGCATACAATCAGATGCTTGGTGCTGGACAGTTTGCTAATCAGGCGCAGAATCAGTATTACAACCAGTTGATGGGGCAGGCTAATCTGGCAAATCAAGCCGGACAGCAGGCGTTCAATCAAAATCTTGCCGCGCAGCAATTCCAGAATCAGGCGCTGGGGCAGGCAAGCGCGCTCGACATTGCACGTATGCAGGCGATGAATCAAGCGGGCCAGCAGCAGTTTGGCTTGAATCAGCAGGCGGCTCAGTTCCAGAATCAGCTGCGCCAGCAGGCTATTGCTGAAGAGGCGCAGCGTCGCGGCATGTCGTTGAACGAAATGAACGCGTTGCTGTCGGGCCAGCAGGTCAACATGCCGAACATGCCATCGTTTAGCCAGGCGCTGCGGTCTGAGACGCCGAATATCCTTGGAGCGACGCAGATGGGCTACGACGCGCAGCTTGGCGCGTATAACGCACAGCAAGCGCAAAATGCAAACATGATGGGCGGGTTATTTAGCCTTGGTTCTGCGGCAATGCCATTCATGTTTTCTGATCGCCGCTTGAAGCGAAATATCAAGCGTATTGGCACGCATGACTCCGGCGTCGGAATTTACGCATACACGATATTTGGCAAGCCGGAAATCGGCGTGATGGCGCAAGAACTTCAGCAGGTTAAGCCGGAGCTTGTTAAGCGGCACGCGAATGGATACTTGATGGTTGATTACGGAGGTTTGTGATGAACGGATACAGCGATTTCGACAGGCAAATGATGGCTGCGCAGGGCGTTGGTGGCATGGATGATAACGGGTATTTCGACTACCTGATTGCAATGGGCATGATGCGCCCTGAGCAGGCAGAGCAATTGCGCCGGCAAAAGCAGATAGACGCACTGCGCGAGCAGTCAATGACTGCGCCGTCTGGTCAGATGATCGGAAAGCATTACGTGCCGCCGTCAATCACGCAGAACATTGCGCAGCTTGGCAAGGGATACATTGCTGGCAAGATGCAAGAAAAACAGGACGAGCAGTTTAAAGGAATGATTGGCAGGCAAAAAGAAACGCTTGAAGAAATGCGTCGCAAGCGCAGGGGCGGCGGATATTTAGGCGATGGTGGGGCTGGATATATTCCTTCTGTTGATGAATACGGCGCTTCAAACTATTGAGGTCTGACATGGCTACACCATACGATCAAGAGTTATTTACGTTGCCTTTGGCTGCCGCAGCTTATCGCAAGCGAGCTGCAGATATTTATGGTCGCGCCACTGAAATGGATTCCGCTGAACCTGATGTATCTCAGCTTGAGGAATATTCTAGGCAACGCAGACTGCAGGGCGGTGATGCCATGCTAAATGCGCTTGCTGCGCAGTTCGCTGGCGAGGAATTTAAACCAATGCAAGCGCAGTTCTTAAAGCAGGCCGCAGCCGCTCAAGACCCGATGAAGCTAGGAAGCGGCATTATGACGCCAGAAGGCAAATTCATCAGCGACCCATTTGCGTCACGAGAGCGCAAGATAAACACCCTGATGAATCAGGCAAAGGCGTATGAGCAGATGGCGTTGAATGCCACTACAAAAGAGCAAGAAGCAAGAGCAAGGGCGGCGCAAAATGAAACAAACAATCAATTAAGAATGATGGGTTTAGGGATGCAGCAGCAAGGACTTGATCTGCGCAACATGATGCTTCAAAACACTTTGAATCAGCAAGCTCAAAGTGCGGCAGATAGAAGGGAAAAATCAATTGAATCTGGAACTGCCAATTTGTCTAAACGTGCAGACGAATATGTAAATCTGGTTTCTGGTGTTCGAGAACTTAACAACAAATTGTTTCCGTATATTGCTCAAGGAAAAGGAATCCCCGGCGTTGGCTATGGAACCGATGTCAGCGTCCTTGGTATTGATGTTGGAGGATTGGTGTCTGGAGAAGAGGGCCGCGCCAATCGCTCGCTAGTCAAAAACGTGGCTAATGAACTGTTGCGCGCTGCGTCTGGTCAAGCTGTGACGCTAAACGAATACGAGCGTCAAACACTGTCCAACATGGCTTCTGGTCGCTTCAGCGAAAAAGACTTTTTAAACGCCTATCAAAATGTAATTTTGCCAAAAGTCAACGAGGCCGTTTCAAATCTTGGAGGCGGATTTAGTCAAGATGTAAAAAATCGGTATAGCGCTCAAGGCGGAAAAATTGATTTTAACAAGCCTTTTTCTCTTGAGACCAATAGCAAAATAGGCGGCTACGCAGATGCCGACAAAGAACGTCGTTACCAAGAGTATAAGAAAAGGAGAGGGGGCTAAACATGACTGAGCAAGAGGAATTTGAGTTTCGGCTTAGACTTGAAAAAGAGCGTGGCGGCTCTGTTCCCGTTGGCGTTTCAAAGACCATAGATGACCAATACGCAAGCGATAAGTATGACCCAGCCGCAGGCATGAGCGCTTTAGAGCGCGGCCTTGTAGGGGCCGGCGGGGCGATGCGCAATGCGTATCTTGGAGTAAGGTCAATGGTCCCCGGACTTGGTTTGACCAAAGACGAAAAAGACGAAATTGCATTGTATGAAAAAAATAAAAAAGGGTTAGGCACTGCTGGCACTGTTGGCGAAATTGGCGCTGATATTGCCATGACAGCGGCCCCATCTGTATGGGGAGCAAAAGCATTGCAGGGAGTTGCCAAAGTGTTGCCGCGGGCGACGCAATTCCTGTCCGGCAGCCTGCCATCCAACATGCTTTCTAGCGCCGCCGTGTCGGCCGCGACCGCGCCAGAGAACCGGCTGTCTTCTGCGGCAGGTGGCGCTTTAGGTGCTGGTGCCGGCGAGGCTGCTGGTAGAGTGCTTACAAAAACGCTTGGAGGAGTTGTTTCAGATGCAGTTACTCCAGAGGCGCGTGCGCTTATAGATCAAGGCATAAATGTGCCGATGTGGAAATCGACTGAAAACAAAATTGTTAGAGATCTTGCGGAAAGGGCTAGAGTTTTGCCTTTTGCTGGCAATGTAATTAGGCAGCAAGAAAGAGCGGCAATTGAAGGATTTAATAAAAATATGGCCGCAAAAGCAACTCCTCCTGCGCCAGTTCTTGACGATGCAGGAAATGTATTGCGATGGGGAACAAAGCCAGTCAGGGAGGTCGGAAGCGAAGCGCTTAATACATTGCGGTCTAGGTTCGATGATGCGTATGGCGCGTTATATAAAGGTCGCGGGATACCTGTTGACAATGTTTACGGACAAGAATTGTCTGGCATTTTGAATAATACGCAAGCATATTTCCCGCGTATTTCGCAAGACGTTGCGGCTGCCGCTAAACAGGTAGATGACATATTAAGGGAGGGCACTAAATCACAGTCTGTGACAAGCAAAGTGCTTGACGCGTCTGGACGCCCGATAGTTCAGCAAAAACTTGGACACGCAGCAACAAGTCCTGAATCAGTAAAACAGGCAATTTATGAAATAGAAAAACGCATTAAGTCAGCATATGAAAGAAGGGATTTTGATGCGGCAGATGCGTTTAAATCTATCAGGTCTGCACTTGATGACTTGCGCATGCGTGGGTTGCCACCAGAAGTTGCAGATCAGGCGTCTGAGATAAATAGGGCGTATGCAACATTCATACAACTTCAGCGCGCAACTGGATCGCTTGGAGCGCAAACGCAGGGAGTAGTGACACCAAGGCAAATGCTTTCTGCGATAAAAGCAGGAGACAAGTCACCTGGCAAATCTGCGTTTGCTCGTCAGCGCGCATTGAACCAAGCAGAAGCATTGCGAGCCGAGCAAGTGCTTGGAAGCAGGTTGCCTGAAGTTGGCCCAGGAACAGCAGAAAAACTTGCTCCTTTGATAATGTTTGGCGCTCCTATGTTAATGGGTGATATGGGCGCAACTGCGCTTTTGGGAACTCAAACAGGGCAACGATTTTTGCAAGGTGGATTGCCTGGTCAGGCCGCAATTCGCAAATACGGCAGCGAGTATCTTGTGCCTGCCCTTAGAGCATACGGACTTGCATACGGTAACGATTAAGTATTAAGGAGAAATAAAAATGCCACGCAATGGATCAGGAACCTACACACTCCCCTCTGGCAACCCGGTAGTTAGCGGCACGACTATCGAGGCGAGCTGGGCAAACAACACGCTGTCTGACGTTGGCAACGAGCTTACAAACTCGCTTGCCAGGACTGGCGCTGGGGGAATGACTGGGGCGCTTCGTCTTGCGGACGGATCTGCTGCTGTCCCTGGGCTTGCGTGGTCAAACGAGACGACTACTGGACTGTATAGGGCCGGATCTGGCGACATGCGCCTGTCTATTCTGACTGCTGACGTTCAGCAATGGACGGCGCTTGGTTCCAACATTACCGGCGCGTTTGATGTGTCAGGCAACTTGACGGTCGGCGGCACCATGACTATCACAGGAGGAATTAACTTTAACGGTAATGTAACTGTTGGCGACAGCTCGGCTGACACGCTGACGGTCAACGCAACGATTACCAGCAACCTGATCTTTACTGACAACACCTACGATATCGGGGCTTCGGGTGCTACCAGACCGCGCAACTTATACCTGTCCAACAATCTAGTGACAGGCGGATCTATCGCTGTTGACAGCACTACTGATTCGACCAGCACGACCACTGGCTCGATCCAGACGGACGGTGGCCTTGGCGTGGCAAAAGCCGCCTACATTGGCACCACGCTGAACGTAGTAGGCAACACCACTCTCGGAGACGCCTCCACAGACACCGTAACGGTGAATGGGTATATGGGTGTTGGGGGTGCTGCTAATGCAAGTCGAGCCGTTTATGCGTCATCCACAGCTTTG